CAAAAGCAATATCAGATAGATCTGGTATGGAGTTTCCATATAAAGAAATGGTTAGAGAATGGAATGGTGCGTTTGTGCACGTATCTGAGTTTGAACCTAAACAACCACAATTAGAACCAAAGCCGATGAACGGTGATTCCATATCTTTGAGAAATGTAAGACCTGGTAGAACAGAGCCAGCTGTAGCTGCTATGTTAGGAAATAATCCTTTTTCTACAACAGCCTCATCTGGAACGGTTACAGTTACAGAGGTAAATCATGGAAGATCAAATGGAAATTCTGTAAGATTTAGAAATGTACAAGGAAGTCCTGGTGGAGTGCCTTTTTCTACCTATGAAAACTCTTCAGGATTTAGTATAACAGTTACAACAACAGATAAATATACTTTTAGTTTGGGAACAAACGCTAGTATAACAGAAGAAGGAGGAGGACCAACTGTGTCTGCAGGACCAGTTACCCTAACACCATGATTAAAAAAATAAAAAATTTTATTTGTAAATTACTAGGTATTAAACAATGTGCATGTCCAGAGGAAATGGATCCACATGAATTAATATTACATCCAAAAAAACCAGATATTCCTGTTTATGAAAACGAGGATGCTGTTAAAAAAGATCATTGTTCAGGACATTTAAGATTTAGAAAATCTTGTCCTCGTTGTCAGGAGATAGTAGCATAATGGCTGGATTAAGTGCATCAGGATTAAAAACTCAAATAAGAAGTTATACTGAAACAGATTCTAACGTTTTATCAGATTCTGTTTTAGAAAATATTATTTTAAATGCACAATATAGAATATTTAGAGATGTGCCTATTGATGCTGATAGAAAACAACAAATAGGTAACTTAGTTGCGGGTCAAGAAACAATTAACGCTCCTGCAGGAGCAGTTTTTATTAGAGGTATACAAGTTTATGATTCAACATCAGCTACCACTGGTGCTAATGTTTGGTTAGAAAAGAAAGATGTCACGTATCTTCAAGAATATATATCTTCAACAGAATCAGCTAAAAGAGGACAACCAAAATACTATGCTATGTTTGGTGGTGCTACAGGGGAATCAGATACTACATCTGGAAGAATGATATTTGCCCCAGTTCCTGACACAACATATAAATTTAGGGTTCATTACAATGCAGCTCCTGCATTATTAGAAAATGATGACACTAATTATATTAGTCTTAATTTTCCAAATGGGCTGTTATATTGCTGTCTATCAGAGGCATATGGATTTTTAAAAGGTCCGATAGACATGTTGACACTATACGAAAATAAGTATAAACAAGAGGTACAGAAGTTTGCTAACGAGCAAGTCGGTAGAAGACGAAGAGATGACTACACAGATGGCACTGTTCGAATACCGGTAAACTCAGTAAACCCGTAGGAGATAAATTATGGCAATAACATCGGCAATTTGTAATAGTTTCAAACAAGAAATATTAGTTGGCACACACAATCTTACTGCATCAAGTGGTAATACTTTTAAAATAGCTTTGTTTACAAGTTCAGCGACTTTAAATAAATCAACAACTGCTTATTCAACATCAAACGAAATTTCAAATACATCAGGATCTGCATACAGTGCAGGCGGTGCCACTTTAACAAGTGTGACTCCAACTCTAGATTCAGATACTGCAGTTTGTGATTTTGCAGACGTTAGTTTTACCTCTGCAACTTTTACTGCTAATGGTGCTTTAATTTATAACGACACGCAGTCAGATAAAGCTGTTGCAGTAATAGCTTTTGGTGGTGATAAAACTGTAACAAGTGGAACTTTTACAATTCAATTTCCAACAGCTGACGCATCTAACGCTATTATAAGAATAGCATAAGGAGGAACTCCTTATGTCTATTACGACATTCACGGTCACGGTCGTAAGCACTGACGATGGTAATAAATACTTCATTAATGGTGTACGACAAGATAGTGTTTTCTTATCAAGAGGTGGAGTTTATCAATTTGATCAATCCGATAGTTCTAATGAAAATCACCCACTAAGATTATCTACAACAGAAAATGGAACACACGGAGGCGGCAGTGAATATACAACTGGCGTAGTAACAAACGGAACCCCAGGAAATTCTGGAGCATACACTCAAATAACAGTTGCATCTGATGCACCATCTATTCTTTTTTATTATTGTAGCAGACACTCTGGAATGGGTGGCAGTAGTTATATAGGGGACAGTGATTGGGGGCAAAATACATGGGGATCTAATTCCTGGCAATCAGGTGTAAATTTAATTTCTTTAACAGGTGTTTCAGTTACATCTTCTGTAGGAACAGTGGATGCCTTTCCTGAAAAAGGTTGGGGTTCTGATAGTTGGGGTGATGAAAACTGGGGAGAAAGTAGTTTAGATGTAACCTTATCAGGAGTATCTGCAAGTTTTTCTATAGGTTCTGTTACCATAAGTTCAGAAATAAATTCAGGTTGGGGCAGACAAGCTTGGAATGATAATGCGTGGGGTATTCAAGGAACAATTTTACTTGATGGTCAATCTATAACATCTAGTGTTGGATCAATTACACCTGCTGATGTTATGGGACTTACAGGTCAAGCAGCAACCTCTAGCGTTGGATCTCCTACCATAATTGGTGATGTAGCATTATCATTAACAGGTATCTCTGCAACCTCTAGCGTTGGATCTATTTCTCCCGCTGATGTAATGGGATTAACAGGTCAATCAATGACATCTAGCGTTGGATCAATATCTCCTGCTGATGTAATGGGATTAACAGGTCAAGCAGCAACCTCTAGCGTTGGATCAATCGTTACAACGGGAAGTCCTGTCGTAGATTTAACAGGAGTTTCTGCAACATCTAGTGTTGGATCAATTACACCTGCAGATGTAATAGGATTAACAGGGGTATCAGCAACTGGTAGTGTTGGAGCTATTACTCCTGCTGATGTAATGGGATTAACAGGGGTATCAGCAACTGGTAGTGTTGGAGCTATTACTCCTGCTGATGTAATGGGATTAACAGGTCAATCAATGACATCCTCTGTAGCAGGTTTTGGCACAGCTACAGGCTTTGGAATTCAAGCATATCAAGCGGTTGACACAGGGTCAAATTCTTCGTATACAGATGTTGCAACTGGATCAAATACAAGTTATAGTGACGCTGCATAGGAGATAATTTATGGCATCAACATTTACAGGACTAGGAGTCGAACTTCAAGCAACTGGTGAAAACGCTGGTACATGGGGGACAAAAACTAATACAAATTTACAACTTATTGAACAAATATCTGGTGGATTTACACAACAATCTATAGCTGGTAGTGCACAAACAACAACTTTATCTGTATCTGATGGGTCAACTGGTGCAACTCTTGCACACAGGATGATAGAATTTACAGGCACAATTACAGGAAATCAAATTGTAACTATACCAAATGATGTTCAAACATTTTACTTTTTAAGAAATTCTACTTCTGGTGCATACACAGTACAGTTTAAATATGTTTCTGGATCTGGTGATAGTTTTACTTTTTCTGCTACAGACAAGGGAGATCAATTAATTTTTGCATCAGCTAATGATGGAACAAACCCTGATATTATTACTTTAGCTTTTGGTGCAGGTGATGTAACACTTACAGGAACAGAAACTTTAACAAACAAAACATTAACTAGCCCTAAAATAGGCACATCTATTTTAGATACTAATGGGGCTGAATTATTTAAATTAACAGCTACAAGTTCAGCAGTTAATGAACTTACATACGCTAACGCAGCTACTGGTAATAATCCTAGCTTTACAGCGTCTGGAGATGATACTAATATAAGCATTAATTTGGTGCCAAAAGGAACTGGACAAGTTCAAGCAAATGGCAGTGGATTAGCAACAACAGGAAAAGCTATTGCAATGGCATTAGTTTTCGGATAAAAGGAGTACAGGAGAATAAATTATGTCAGCACCAAATCTAGTAAATGTCGCAACGATTACAGCTAAGTCTGTTCAAGCAACATTAAATACAACTTTAACAACTGAAATTCTTGCAAACGCTGGATCTTCTGGTAAAGTTTTTAAAGTTAACAATATTATTATCGCAAACATTGATGGTTCATCAGCCGTGGATGTTTCAGTTTTCATAACTAAAAGTGGTGGTTCACCTATCGCTATCGCAAGTACAATTTCTACACCTGCAGATGCAACTTTAGTGGTTGTAGATAAAGATACAGCTCTTTATTTAGAAGAGGGAGACAATATTGAAGCTGGTGCTAGCGCAAACTCAGACGCAACTATCACGATAAATTACGAAGAATTAAGTTAGGAGTTTTAATTAACCATGGCAAATGGCGGAATAATAGGACCAACTAACGACCCAATCAGCACTGGACCAGGAACTAATATAACTAATTTTACTAGCCCTGGAACTTTTACCGCAAGATCAAACCAATCTCTAGTTGACGTTATGTTAGTAGCTGGAGGTGGAGGCGGTGGAAATGTTGGATCAAATACATCCGGCGGCGGAGGCGGCGGAGGCGGCGGCTTTCGAATAGTTACAAATCATCCAATACCTGCATCAGGTATCCCTGTAACTGTAGGCGGTGGTGGAGCCACAGCTACCAATGGATCAAACTCTGTATTCGGTGCATCTAGTCCAATTTCGTCTACGGGCGGGGGCCGAGGTGGTGGAGGCGGATCAACTCCAGGTAACGGAAGTCCGGGAGGCTCAGGAGGCGGAGCGCCAGGAGGCCCAGGATCAGGAAATGCAGGTAGTTATAGTCCACCAGAAGGAAACAATGGTGGTACACAAGGTGGTGGACCCCTATACGCCGGAGGTGGTGGCGGAGGTGCCGGAGCTGTCGGAGGAGACGGCCCAGCTTATCCAGGCAACGCAGGAACTGGAACTCCATCAGATTTTAATAATCCAGGGTCAGCAACAACATTTTCAGCAGGAGGAAGATCAGGGAGATATCCTTTATCTCCACCAGCAGGACCAAATGGTACAGCTAATCAAGGAGAAGGAGGAAAAGGTGCAAACTGCACTATTCCACAAGGAGGTTCTGGTAGCACTGGAGGTTCAGGCTATGTATCTGTAAAAGAACAAGAACTATCGATAGCAACAGGAGTTTGGTCAATGCAAGAAGTTTTTGCTGCTGTTAAAGCGGGGACTTGGCCTTCATAGGAAAATTATATTATGGCTCATTTTTGTGAAATAAAGACAGATGATAACAAAGTTATAAGAACTGTTGTAATTAGTAATTCAGATGTTGATGCTAATGGTGGTGACTTATCTGCCTCAGCTGAAACTTGGGTTGCTAATAATATTCCACCTGACCCTAATATAAAAGAAGAATTAGGTGGAGTTTATCCAAATACATATTGGAAACAAACATCTTACAATAACAATTTTAGACAAGTATATGCAGGACCTGGATATACTTATGATTCATCAATTGATAAATTTATACCAGAAAAAACATATGATAATTGGGTTTGGGATGAAGAAAATTGGAGATGGAAACCACCAATAGATGTTCCAACAGATGAAAACGGTCCTTACGAATGGGATCAAGAAAATAGTCAATGGAATAGTATTAAAGGTTTATAATATATTTATATTAGAAAGATAAATGCAATTAACAAATTACTATTGGTATTTCGATAATGTTTTACCTAAATTTTTTTGTAATCAATTAATTAAATATGGAAACTCTTTAAGGGAAAAACAAGCTCTTACTGCAGGGGTAAAATATGAAGATATTGAAAATAACGAAGCTTTAAATGATTTAAAAAAAATAAGAGATTCTAATATCGCTTGGATAAGTGGATCTTGGTTATATGATGAATTACTTAGATATGTTAACATTGCAAATTATAATTCTGGTTGGAACTATCATTGGGATTGGGCAGAAGACTGTCAGTTTACAAAGTATAAATTAAATCAATATTATCACTGGCACAGAGATGGTTGGGATAAACCTTATGGTGAGGACAAAGGTAATTTAAAAGGAAAGTCTAGAAAATTATCTATGATTGTTCAATTAAGTGACCCTAAAGATTATAAAGGTGGAGAAGTAGAATTTAATTTTGGAGATAATGGACCTGATGAAAAATCAACACAAGTGATTGCTGATGAAATTAAACCACAAGGATCTATCGCTGTTTTTCCTAGTTTTGTTTGGCATAGAGTTAAACCAGTAACATCTGGAACTAGATATAGTTTAGTATTGTGGTGTTGTGGACGGCCTTTTCAATGATTGAAACTACAGTAGTAGATGATTGGTTAGATAAAGATTTAGTTAATTATTTAGAAAATTTATTTTTATACAACTATCCACATTATTATGGTCATAAATCAAATGATAGTGATACAAGTTGTTTATATAATTCATCATTAAATATAAATGATTCATTAAATTATTTTTTATTTTATAAACTTAAACAAACTTTAAAACAAAAAATAAATTTAAAAAGAATGTATATAAATATTCAGCACTCAAACATGAATGGATCGTTTCATACTGATGATGGTGATATGACTTGTTTATATATGGTTACTCAATCTTTAGATAAAGAAGGATATTTTGAAATTAAAAATGAAAATAAAATTAATTTTGTTCAAAATAGATTAATTTATTTTGATGCAAAAAAATTACATAGGGGATTAGCTCCTACTAAATTGGGAAAAGTTAGAATAACACTAGCTTTTAAATTAGATGTTTTATAGTGAAAAAAAAATTACAGATTTAAACTTAATAAATAGTTTAAAAAAAGAAGTTAAAAATAATGTTAAAGAATTTCTTACAAATAATACAAATGTAAAAGGACAAATGACTTTTTATAGGCATTTTATAGATAATAAATTATTTAAAATAATAGAGGAGACTACTTTAGAATATAAATGGTATGATGCATGGGGAACTATTTTAAAAAAAGGCCAACACGTTTCAGAACATAACCATATATTAATTGACAAAGAAAGTAGTAATATATTAACCCACAGTGGTATTTTATATTTAACTGATATACAACCAGGAACTTATTTTAAAAACCATAATATTACAATTAAACCAGAAATAGGAAAAATAATAATATTTTCTTGTAAAGAAGCTCATTCTGTGGCAAAGTATGAAGGAGATGAAGAAAGAATTACTATAGCTTTTAATGGAAGAAAAAGAGAAGAATATGAACTTAACTGAAACAAATTGGGTAATATAAAATTTAAAGTATGAGTTTTAAAGATAAAAAATATGTTGTTATTAAAAGTGCCATATCAAAAGAATTAGCAGACTTTGTTTATAATTATTTTCTTAACAAAAGAAAAGTTGCAAGATTTTATTTTGATCAAGGGTATTTATCACCTTGGAGAACTGATTTTGGAGTATGGAATGATGAACAAGTTCCTGAAACTTACTCACATTACGGTGATTTAGCAATGGAAACTTTGTTAGAAAAATTACTTCCACTAATGCAAAAAGAAACAAATTTACAATTAATTCCAACTTACGCTTATGCAAGGATTTATAAAAGAGATGATGTTTTAAAAAGACACAAAGATAGAATATCTTGTGAAATATCAACAACGTTAAATTTAGGAGGAGACCCTTGGCCAATTTATTTAGAACCTAATAAAAACGTAGGTGTCCCTGGTCAAGATAATTTTACTGCTCAAAGTGACAACCCTGGAATTAAAATTAATTTAGAACCAGGTGACATGTTAATTTATCAAGGAATGGTTTTAGAACATTGGAGAGAAAAATTTGAAGGATCGAACTGTGGACAAGTTTTTCTTCACTATAATAATGTGGCCACTCAAGGCAAAGATAACATATATGATGGTAGACCAATGTTAGGTTTGGTGCCCACATTTAAAAAATGAAAGAATTAATTTTTTTAGGTGGAACTGCAAGAGCTGGTAACACTTTATTAGCATCTATGTTTATGCAACATTCAAATATTGCAATAACCGCTCATAGTAATTTAGTTAATATTTTATATAATTTAGATAATATTAAAAATAATAATTTTCACAAAAATTTTCCCGATAATCAATCTATAGACAATGTATTAAATAAAATTGTAGAACAATATTACTCTCATTGGAAAGAAGATACTATAATAGATAGAGCACCGTGGGGCACATTAGGCAATCTTAAATTAATAAAAAAATATATAAAACCAAAAGAAATAAAATTTATCTTATTAAAAAGATCTTTTAAAGAAGTCTTAGGTTCTTTTTATAGAATGGGTGGGATATATAAAAATATGAATCATGTTATGGCTCCTAATCAAATGATAAGATTTGATTATCAATCTGTAGGAACTGTATTACAAGATCCAGAAATAAAAAAGTTAATTATAGAATATGATAATTTAGTTTCTAAACCACAAGAGGTTGTTAACAGTATATGTGACTTTTGTAATAAAGAACGTTTTACTTTAAACATAGATAAATTACAGCAATTAAAAATTAACGGAGTTGAATACAACGATGAATATGTTCAAGCTCCTTTACACACAATTAAAACAAATAAGATAGAGAAGAGTAATTATAATTACGATGAAATTTTACCTAAAGAAATATACGATAAGTATAGCTATTTAGATAAAACTTGGGAAAAAACAGCTAACTTTAATTTTATTGATAAAATTAATATTACTCAAACTAAAAAATATGTTGAGTCTTTTTTACAGGATGAATGGGATAAATATACTTTTAGACAAGACACTTTTGAGGTTCATAATCAAACAAAAACTATACCGATTATTTATGATGAAAATTTTGATGAAGCTATTTCCAAAGAAACCCATCATTACTTATCTTTTAAAAATATGTTAGAGCCAATAGAAGACATACTTTTACAAAAACACTCTAAAGGTTCTATAGTGAGAGCTATTTTAGTCAAACTACCAGTTAAATGCTCTATTCCTCCACATCAAGATCATGGTAAATCTTTAGAAAATACATATAGATATCATATTCCAATTGTTACAAATAAAAATGTGATATTTACAGTTGGTGGAGAGTCCAAAAATTTAGAAGAGGGCTACATATGGGAAATTAAAAACACTGAAAAAATTCATTCTGTAATCAATAATGGACAAATTGATAGAATTCATTTAATAATAGACTGGAAAAAGTAATATATTTTTTAAAAAACTCAGGTATAATGGGGTATTATGTTACAAAAGATAGGTTTCCAACCAGGTATAAACAAACAAATTACACCCACAGGAGCAGAAGGTCAGTGGATAAACTGTGATAATGTGAGGTTTAGATATGGTATTCCTGAAAAAATAGGGGGCTGGAATCAATTAGGGCAATTAAATTCTAATGAATTGACAGGAGCTGCTAGAGGATTACATCATTTTGTAAATAGCGCAGGTAGAAGATACGCTATAGTTGGAACTAATAGAATACTATACGCATTTTCTGGAGATGTCTTTTATGATATACACCCAATTAAAACTACAACAACGCTTACAAATGCATTTAGCACAACTAACGGATCAGCGTCTGTTACAATTACGTTTAGCACTGCACATAACATTAATAAAAACGATATTATATTATTAGATAATTTCACTACAATAACTAATTCTAATTTTGGAGCATCTGATTTTGATGATAAAAAATTTATGGTAACTTCCATTCCAACATCTACAACTTTAACAATTACAATGCCATCAAATGAATCAGGATCTGGTGCAACAACATCAGGTGGTATTAGAGTGCAACATTACTATCCTGTAGGCACAGCTGTTCAAGAAAAAGGTTATGGCTGGGGTCTAGGTTCTTATGGAGGTGAAGATACAGGAGCTGTAACAACTACTTTAAATGGTGCAATAGATGCTAGCACAACAACCATAGTTTTAACAAGCGCAGTGCAGTTTCCATCTACGGGGACTAGTTTTGTTTTAATTGGAACAGAAATGATACAATACACAGGTATAAGTGGTAATACTTTAACGGGTGTAACTCGAGGTGCTAGAGGGACTACAGCTGCATCTCACAGTGATGGAGTTACTGTTACTAATGGTACAGACTATGGTGCGTGGAATGAACAAACACAGGAGGGTTTAGCTTTAGACCCAGGTATGTGGTCTATAGATAATTTTGGTGATAAAGCTATTTGTTTGATACACGATAGTGCTGTTTTTTCTTGGGACTCTAGTTTAGGTAATGCAACAGAAACAAGAGCCTCGATTATCACAGGAGCACCCACAGCATCAAGACACATGTTAGTGTCTACACCAGATCGTCACTTAGTATTCTTTGGAACAGAAACAACTATAGGTGACACTGGCACACAAGATGATATGTTTATAAGATTTTCTGATCAAGAGGATATAAATACTTACACACCTACAGCAACCAATACAGCTGGTACACAAAGACTGGCCGACGGATCA